TTTTGAGGTTCTCTGGCAACCAGTCCCACACGGCACTTTGTTGCTGGCGAATGCTAACCTCGGAAGTCTGAGCAAAACAAAAGATTTCTGACTTCGGGTTCTCGATAGCCGCACGGACAACGGAGAATGCGCCCCACTGCGTCTTGCCGCTGCGATTCCCACCTAGTGCTAGGATCTCGTTTACCTCAAATAGTTGTTCTTCAGCCTTACTCCAGTGAGGGAGCCTGAACCCGTAGTGATACGGGTCTTTTTCAGCGTTCTCAATCGCCTCATGGTAAACCGAATGAAGCCCGATTAGCTCATCAGGCTCCATTTGCACCATCTCCTCATCGGTGGGTGGCGTTAGGATTGCGTGTTTCCGCCAAATCATAGGATCTCGGCTTCGATTGCGTCTTCCTTGATCTTGCTGGCAATCCGCGCCTTGGCGTCAAAGATCATCTTGGCGGCGTCATCTAGGCTAGCTCCCTTGCGATGCTCCACGATTGAAGACGCCATGCCCGTGAGTTGCGCCGCCTTGTCGGTAAGGATACCCACCGTCACCGCCAGCTTGTCCGGGCTGATCTTGGCAAGCTCGTCAGGATTATCAAACAGTTGTTGGGAACGCTCAAAAAGCAAATCCGTGTAATCCTGCGCCGCAATCGCGTATCTCATCGAGAATTCCTTGCGCTTTGTCTCCAGCGTGTCGTTATGACGCCATTGCAGGCCCCTGATGGTCTCTCTGCCGAGTCCCGTCTTCTTTTGGATGTCGGTTATCCTCGCGCCTTGTGCGGCCAGCCACAGGGCCATTGCGGCCTTGTTTGGGGCATAGTGTTCGACACAGTTGCCGGGAGACAGCTTGGCACGCTCCTTGACCTCAAGAAACCACGCAGACTTGTCTTCTCGCTCGTCAACGTAATCGGCCTTCAGCTTTTCGTTTGGATCATCACTCATTGTCTTGGCTGGTCAGAATAAAACCCTAGTTTCACTCTGGTTGCAAGCCTTCTTTTTCTTTGAATTTCTTTGCGGCATTGGTAAGTTCTGCGGAAAACTCCGGGTCGCTCGATGCTTGATGAGCCAATGCAGTTAATCCAGCTCTTGTCAAAAACATTTCTTTTGCCATGTCATTATATGCCTTGTTAACAGCTCCCGGCATTGCGTTTCTAGAAAGTGCTCTTGTTAAAGCGTTTCTTTGAGAACCGGAAGAGAGCATCGCAGTTATATATCTATTTTTTACAGACGACCCAAGCTGTCCAAATGGGATGCCTAAAATCACAGTATTGTTTGTCGCAGTAAGTCGAGGGGCAAACCCCGAGGTCGAAGTGTCAGTGATTACATTTGCGTTGTTTAACCTTGCTATATCGGCAATCGCCTTAGCCTGTTCTTCACCAAGAACAAGCTCTAATTTCTTTCCTAATAAAGAAATTACCCCGGGAGAGGTTTCGTAATCAGATAAAAATTTCCTTGTGTCAAATAGTGGCATAAATGGAGCATTTGCAGTCGCTTCTCCACCGGGGTAATTGTCAATCAAATTTCTCATGAGGTCTCCTTTGAAAAGATTCCTCGATTCTGGTGATGATTGGCCAAGTTTTACCATTGTGAGTTTTACTTCTGCAATGGTCGTCCCCTTTGAAAGTATCGATTTAGAAAGAAGATCCGCATCAACGTTTTTAAAGTCCCCCTTTTGGGCCGCTTTGAATATTGAAGACCTTACTAATTCTTGTTCTTGTTTTTCTAAGGCCGTTCTTTTAATAATCCCGCTAGCTACTTCATCTCTTGCGTCTTGGCTTAACGCAGAAGAGAAAGCATTTAGGTCTGTAAGCGTCATCTCAGGAACATTTGCCGACTTAAGTGCTTTAAGCTTATTGTTCAAGCTGTCAAGACCCTTAGCGGCTAAGTTTGACTTATCACCATAAAGCGAATCAAGCATCCCCTGATCGTAATCAAGACGAGCAACACCTTTTTGGCTCCCCATTCCGAGGTCGTTAAGGTATTGGAGGCGCATCGCTTCCTGCATTTTATTAGCAATCCCTGCTTGGGTTGGGTCAGCTAATTCGAGCTCTTTCGCTGCCCGCAAAACCCGGTCAATTGTGAACGGTTCTTTCATGACGGAACTCACAATGTCTCTTGGTGTTGTTGCTTGTTCTCCAACAACCTCCTTTAAAATCCCACCAAGAGTATTCCTTTCAAAGGCTCCTCTAGCTTGAACTAATTCAGTCGCTTTTTGAAACTCGTCGCCAAGATTACCGACCGTGCCATCTGGAAGCGTCGCGTCGAATTGGCCATAAATTTTGCGTCTTAATGCTGACAACTCGGCCGAAACACCAACGCCGAAAACATCTTTTGTTGTTCCTCCAACAGCTCCACCATCAGGCCTAGCGTCGTTGAATGCTCTAATCCAAGCATCAAAAGATCTAAAATCTAACTCGTCTGCTTTTTTAATGTCGCTTATTTCTTTGATCGCTTTGTCAACAGCTTCCTGATCTTTTGCTATAAACACATATTTACTAGGTGTTGGATTTGTAGCCTCATCCACATAGGCTTGAAGCTGTTTGAGTCTATCCTCATCTCGGGCTATTGCTTTAAGTCTTGCCTCTACGCCATTTACTGCTGATTCATCAAATGCTCCGGCAAAGTTCACTTTCCCTTTAAGTCTTGGAAGAACATCTAATAATCGTCTTGCGCTTACTTTGAATCCAGAAGCGTCTGCTACGTCGGCCAATACATCATATTGCGCCGTTGTTGATTTAATAGCTTGGTTTTCTGCGGATTCAATAGTGTTCCTAAAAAATTTACCCAGATTGTCTACATTTTCCTTTGCTCGCGGTTTTAATATTTTGCTTGTTGCGTCATCAATAAGCGCGGTGTTTTTGTTGTTCGTCCTAGCAATACTGTTTGTAAGCGCACGACGCTGCCCCTCTTGATTTATGGCGATAGCCGCAAAATCACTTGCGGTGGCGGGAATGTTGCTCATCATGTCGGTATTTAACCTAATCAATGTTTCCTGAGTGTTTCTCATTGCAGTTGCTATACCAGATCCTCCATATGTTCCAGCAAGCTCAGACTCCATACTGAGTCCTCTTGGGCCTGCCAATCTAGCTCCAACCGGAACATTTATCTCTCCAGCAACCCGTCCTTGTTTAGCGGCTAGGTTTTTTTCTCTAGCCACTAACCTGCCAGCCGACTCATCAAGAACTTGAACAAATTTGTTTTCAAAAGGATTTGGAATTCTCGCTGCTCGATATGCGGGAATAGCAACATCCGTTCCTAATCCTAGTGCCGTTCCAATTGCTGCCTCCAAGCCTCTTCGTCCAATGCTTTCAACAACATTTTGCGGCATCCCTAGTGCGGCTCTTGTTATAGAATCCGCGACGGGGCCAAGTGTTGCCCTTGTTGATCCACCAGCAAGGGTCGCTAAGACTGGACTTTTGGTTGCGGACAACGTTCCTAACGTAGCTCCAATTTCAGCAACAGCAAGCGGAGCCTCAACTGCAAGCATACCCGCTGTTCCTGCTACACCTTTATCAAGCGTTGTGAAACTTGTTCCGTCTTGGTTTTTAATCAAATACTCGGTGTTCCCGCCGACACTAATTGGAGCAATGTTTGAATCTGGATAAGTTCTCTTTAGATATTCAAGTTCTGATTCGGGAGTTGGCAACGCTCCAACGCCTGCTCTTACTCCTGCTGGAAGTTGCTCAACCTCTCGATTACCAGCCGGAGCATTGTAAAGCTGACCAATAATCTCTCGCTTTCTTTGAGTGTCTTCTTCTTTTGTCGGACCAACATTACCTGCGGTAGTGTTTGGTGCATTTGGCATTAACCCATACGGGGAATACGCCCTCGGCCCGGGGCTGGCATACGGAGTCCTAAGCTCCTTCCCAAGTTTGCTGATCTCTTCTTTCTGTGGCTTTTCTTCTTGTTCTTGAAGAGAAGAATATTCGACTTGAAATCGTTCTATATCGTTTTCAATAATTTTCAAATCTCCCAGTAAAGCCGAATACTCCTGATCATTCCCATCTTCCTTTGCTTTATCTAGTTTTTTACCTATTTCAATCCTGGTAGAATCAAGGATATTAATATTCTTTCCAAGAAGCTGTTTAGGCCCATCAGGAGAAAACTTTAAGTTTTGTGTTGGTTCAGCCATTTATTTGCCTGTTGGATGCCTTCTTGATACGTCTTCTGCTTCTGGGCTTAAAGTAAAAGGGCGGCTACTAGCTGGAGCTTCGTAAATGGTTGACTTGCTCAAAAGATTTTTATTTAGCCTTGTCCATTCATATGACTTGCCTTCAACTCCATTAGCATTCACTCGCGCAATTTGCCTATTTGTTATGTAGTCGCTAACGTAATTGTCGTATGTAACTTGATCTATTTTCTTTTCATTGAGCAGTTTGATAACATCATCTGGTGTTCCGTTAACTGCTTCAAATGAGTTAAGAAGATTCAAACTAAGTGATTTAGCTATCGTATCCTTCCTTGCGTTTATTTTAAGTGGAGAAAATCGACCCTCATATCTAGGCCATTCTTTTTCAGTCATTGTTCCAGCAGATCCACCAGTTGGAGAACTTGCCCTTTGTTGATTCATTTTTATAAATGAATTTTCGCTATTTATTCTTTCATAAAACCCAGCTAATTCTCCTGTTTCTGATGCTGGCAAAGCCTCGGCAAGTAAAGCATTTCCTGCTGCAAAAACAGGGTTATTTGTTCCTGCTGTATCAAGACGTGTAAATGCTTCTTCAGTATTTGCTTGGTTTAATCTAAATGATTCGTTTTTTGTTTGCTTTTGAGCTTTGGCAGTATCTTCCGCTTTTGCACCGCCACGACCACCCTTTGTCATTTTAAATCCACCTCCAGGAATGAATTCGAATGTTTCTCCGGCTTGCCCGCCAATGTTTGCCCCGCTAACCATGAAGTCTCCACCATCAACAGGTCTGGCGTTAACCCTGAATCCTTGGGCCGCAAGGGTTTGCACTTGTTCAGCGGTCATCCGGGTTTCTGGTTTTTCTGTTTTGGTTGGTTTGAATCCAATGGGGTCTTTAACGGCAGGAGGTGCAGTTGGTTGAGTTAAAGAAATAGCATCATCAATTCCCGCTGCTGGCTCGTTAGGTGTGCGTACAGGTAAGACTCCCGGATCGACCGTATATAGCCGATCAAGATATGAAACCTTGGTCCCGTCTTCAGAAATAACCCCTTCGGTTGCCGGAATAAGTGGTCCTTCGACTGTTGGGATGTCCATAGGAGGACCGTCTCCCAGCGCACTTGTAATTCCGTCAGCCGAAGTTTGCCCCGCAACTTGAATTGGCTCCAAAACTCCGGTTCGTGGATTGCGAACCATTTGCCTCTCTCCTCCTGGAACGTTAACACTAAAGATAGCTCCCGGTTCATTTGCCTTGGCTTTCAACTCGGCTCGCCTTATCAAGGCGGATTGGTTTCCTTGTCCCTCTTCAATATCAAGTTGTCTTTTCTTGAGACCAAATTCAGCGTTCGCCTGCATCTGCTTCGTCCCCATGTTAATGAGTCCGGCAACAGCCCCAGCAATGTCAGAACGTTCATTCAGCGAGATGTTCTCATCCTTAATCTGGTCGCGCACACCTTGCAATGTTGGCGCAAGATCAGGAAACAGCTTCAAAGCCGCGTCAATCTGAATGTCGCTTTGCTTGATTAGCTTTTTCTTTTCGCCTTGTTGCTTGAAGTAGTCCTGAGCTTGGGCAATCCCTTGACCAACAGCTTGCATTGGCAACCCAGCCGCCTCAACCACACCAG